AATAGTGAGAGTGGAACTGATGCTAATATTATCGCATCCTCTAGATCAATTGGTAGAATTAAAAAAATAAGAATAGTCGATATAGGTTATGAATATTCTTCTGATAAAACCTTAAGTCCAGAAGCATTCATATCACCTGTTGTTAATATTGATAATTTAGATGTAATAGGTTCAGTTAATATTGTAAGTGGTGGTGCTGATTATATGAGTACACCTAATTTAATTGTATACAATCCAGTTTCAAATACAGTTGTTGATTCTCTTTCATTACAACCATTTACTCCTAACCAAACTATATCAAAAGTTGATGTTTTATCACCTGTGACTGGTTTGGATTCAGTTGTGCATAGAATAATTTCTATTAACAATTCTAATGGTGTAGGAATAAATTCAGTTCAAACTGGCGATTCAGGACTTGTAACTTGTTTCCTTGAAACTCCTATTAATGGTTTTGATGAACAACCATTTGCAGTTGGTGATGAAGTTTATGTTGAAGGTATACAAAGAGTTGGTGAGGTTAGTATTGGATCTACACAAGGTGGAATTTCAACATCTACAACTATAGAGGGAAGTGGATATAACTCTGATAATTATAATTATTCCTTCTTTGATGTAGTCGATTACACTGCTGGAACACAATGTATCGCTGTGTTTAGTTTATCAGGTGTAACTACTAATCCTGGTATTGCAAAAACCTTTCAATCTGGTTATGCAACTCTAATAAACAAGAAGAAATATCCAGTAATTGAACCAGTTCAAACAAGGGGTGTATTTGAATTAAAAGAAACTTTAATTATTGATAATATAATTACTGATTTAAAAATTATTGAAGTAAGAAATGATTACATCAAAATTGATGGTAAGTATAAGATTAAAGTAGGTGATAGAATTAAAGGTGAATTAAGTAATGTATCTGCCGAAATTACAAGTATTGTAGACAATCAAGCAAAGTTCACAACTGATTTCTCAAATAGACAGGAATATGGATGGTTAGATGATATTGGTAAATTGAATGAAGACTATCAGGTCATACCCGATAATGATTATTATCAAAACTTATCATATACAGTAAAGAGTTCAATTGAATGGGAAAAATTTGTTAACCCAGTTAATCGTTTAGTTCACCCATCAGGACTTAAAAATTTTGCTGATACTGAAGTAACATCAAATCTAAAAGTTGGTGTTGGTGAGGTTAGAGAGTCAAATCAAACTGTTGTATTAGATGTAGGTAACGTTCTCGAACTTAATGATAAACAAAGAGTTGATGCAATTAATAATTTTGATTTTGCAAGAGATTATGATACCAGAGTAAATGGTTCCAAGTTTTTAACACTTCAAAATAGGACTTTAACTGATTTTACAAGATGTAAAACAAACAGAGTTTTAGTACATGACGATATTAGTGACAGATTTTCTAGTGAGGGTTTTGAAAGTACAAATACAATCATTGAACCTTTACTTGAAGATATTGCTCATTATCTTGTTCAAATAGTTGACCCTGATACTCTTGATACACAGTTTACTGAATTAGTAACTTTAACCACTGAAAATCAAGCATTCATTCTTGAAAAAACCACCGACTTCACAACAGTCAAGTTAGGTGATTTTGATACTGAAATTTTACCGACTGGAACTAAAAATCTTTTATTCACACCAACCGAAAAATTCTTAAAAGATCATGATATTAAACTTCTTAAGATTGATTTCAATACTGATTTAACAGGTATTGGAACAAATGGTATTGGAAGTGTTGATTTGACAGGTGTTAACACTGGTATTGGATCTACAACAGTTGGATTTACAACTTCATCTATAATTGAAGTTCCAACAATTGACTTTAATTCATTATACGCAACTATTTTTGTTCAGGATTCTTTTACAAAAGAAATCAATTATAGTGAAGTTATTGTTGATTATGATGGAACTGATACCACCATTGCTGAAACCTACGTTGATACTAAATCTGGTTTAAGTAATAGTGTTGTTGGAGTAATTACAGCTAGAGTTGAAAATAATTTAGTTAAACTACAAGTTGAAAATGATAGATCTAATACTCTTGATGTAAGGGCAAATATTGTAGGTTTAGGTTCAACTGCCACAGGAATTGGTACATATAGATTTTCAGTATCAGGGCAACCCGCTGGTGCTGAAAGAAGTGCAAGATTAGAATCAAAATATTCCACTGGAACAACAAATCCAATAACCTATACAACTTTAAATAGAGATATTGATAGTTCAGTAAAATCTTTAGTTAGAGTTTCTTGTGGTGAAACATCAGCAGTTCATCAAGTAATTTCAATTCGTGATGAAGATGATATATTAACTGTTCAATATCCATTTGTATCTGCAGGATCAACTACTGGTATTGGAACATTCGGTGGTGAAATAAGTGGTAATGACATCAATTTAAGATTCTACCCAGATGCAGAATTTGATTCACTAATAGAGGTACAATCATTTAATCAAATACTATACACTGCTAGTGATTTTGACAATACACCTCCTAGTTTAACTTATGGAACAGTTGATCAAAAAGTATTTCTAACAACTTATGATGGTGCTGCTGGACTCAGAGCTAATAAAAAAGATTTCGTATTGAAACATAATGAAGTACCAATTTATGCAAAAACATTTAATCCATCTGGAACAATTAGCACTACTACTAGCACGATTAATATTAATAGTCATTTCTTTAATGATAATGAAGAGTTAACATATACTCCTGATTCAACCTTTATTGGGGTTGCAGGTACTTCAATTTCCATTGGTTCGACTGCTAATGTTGCAGGAGTGGTCACTACTTTATTACCGAGCACTGTTTATGCAAAAGTTATTGATGAAAATCAATTCCAATTATTCACAAGACCAGAATATGTTGCATCAGGTAATCCAGTAATATTCACAGGAATTGGTGGTGGTAACGCACATAAACTTGCAATGAGGAAGGCACTCACAAAAACATTAATTGGTTTAGATGGTGTTGTTCAACAACCTATTACATTTACTTCTATAACTCATACATTTGGAGTTTTTGATGGGTTTACATACAATAGTAGTGTTGGTATTGGTTTAACACAATTTGTTTTAAGTGGAATTGGTTCCGTTCAACCAAGTGACTTCCTAAAAATTGATGATGAATATCTTAAAGTGACCGAAGTAGGTTTTTCAAGCACTCCTACAGGAACAATTAATGATTCAACTGATGTAGCATTAGGTATTGCAACTTTACCTGTTATAAAAGTTGAAAGAGGGCAATTAGGTATAGCAGCTACTTCACACACAGCAAACACTCCAGTAAGAGTTCATAGAGGTGCGTTTAATATTGTTGAAAGTAAAGTATTCTTTGCCGAACCACCAAAAGGAAACAATAGATCAAGAAGAGACGAAACTAATTTACCCTTTGTAAGAGCAAACTTTAGCGGTAGAACATTTTTAAGAAGTGACTATACAACAAATATGTTGTTTGATGACATCTCTGATAACTTTACTGGCATTGGTAAAACTTATTCATTAACAGTTGGTGGTGCAAATACATCATCAGGTATTGGAGTTGGAAATGGTGTATTATTCATAAACGGTGTATTCCAAACACCAAAGACAGTCAATAATACAGGTCATAATTATGAATTTATAGCAGATACAACTGCTGGTATAACAACTGTTGAATTTAGTGGTATTTCATCCACAAACGGTGATTTCATCGTATCCGAATTTGATATTAATCAAAACCAAGTTCCAAGAGGTGGATTAATTGTCTCACTAGGTTCTACACCAGGTACAGGGTATGCTCCTTTACAAGGTGCAAAAGTAAAAGCATTTAAAGATGCTAATGGAGGTATTACAAGTGTAGTGGGTATCGCTACATCTTCAGGATTTAATCTTGGTATTCAGACTGCTGCTTATGATAATATTACAGGTATTATCACTGTAACAACTGATAAGGTTCATGGATTTGCACTCGAAAGACCTAACACAGTTAAATTAAAGAATCTTGAGTTTAGTTGTGTTGGATATAGCGGTGTTACTACCACAATATTCCAAGATCATGAAAGACCTCTATTCCTAGTAGGTATTGTATCTGATAGAACATTTGAGGTTCAAGCAGGACCAAGTACAATTTATCATACTTATCAGGGAGGTGGAGAAGCGTTTGAATTCTTTGAGGATCTTACGTTTGGTTCAGGATATCGTGGTGGTTCCGTTGCAATTGGTGTTACAGACCAATCTTATGTACATAGATTTGTAAGTGCTGGAATTAACTCTATCCGAAAAGGTAATTTTGCTGCTACTGGTTCAAATGCATTTACTGCAACTAACGCAGTATATACATCATTCTCTGGTCAACTTGTATTAACAATACCAAATCACGGTTTATCTACAAGTGATACAGTCGGTATTGATACTGGTGGATTAGTATTTAAATGCTCTAAAGATAACTTCTTCTCTGATCATCCATATCCTCGTGCAGTATCCAAAACAAGTTTCCCTAATTCAGATCCCATTGCTGGTATACAAACTGCTATTGTTGCAACCACAACCAACACTATTACATTAAATGTTGGTGCTGGCGGTGGCGGTGGTACAGGTGCAGAAGTTTCTGCGATAGTTGGTGCTGGTGGTACATTAGCATTTACAATTACATCTGCTGGTTCAGGATATGTAAATCCTGAAATTATTATACCTGAACCAAATTATGATAATTTACCTGTTATTGGTATTTCAAGACAAGGAATAGGTGCAACGACTGAAACAGGTTCTAATTTATTAGTTGATGTTAAAGTGGGTGCATCAAAAACTACCGTTGGTATTGGTTCAACTTCATTTGAAATATCAGAGTTTTCTATCGCAAGACCTGGACACTCATTTAAAGTTGGTGATAAATTTAAACCAGTTGGACTAGTGACTGCTGCTCATTTATCAGCACCACTACAAGAATTTGAATTAGAAGTTACGCAAATATTCAGAGACAAATTCTCATCTTGGCAGTTTGGTGAAATTGACTTTATTGATAGTATTCAAAATTTACAAGATGGTTCAAGAACTAGATTCCCATTATTCTTTAATGGTCAGCTTCTTAGTTTTGAAAAAGATTTAAACAATGCTCGTTCACAATTAATTGATTTAAACGCTGTTCTTCTTATATTCATAAATGGTGTATTACAACAACCAAGTTCATCATATACATTTGAGGGTGGCACAACTTTTGAATTTATAGAAGCACCAAGACCAGAAGCACAAGTTGATATATTCTTCTACAAAGGTCAAGAAGGAGTTGATGTAGATACTGCTGATATTCAACAAACAGTAAAAATTGGTGATGAACTTAGATTATTTAAGCATCCTGTTGGATTTACAACTTCACAAGAATCAGAAAGAACTATTAAAGAATTGCTAGGTGCTAAACTCGTTGAGACTGACATTTATACTGGTGCAGGTATTGATGAAAATAACAATAAACCAATCAGATGGAGTAAACAAAAAGTTGATCTAGTTTTAGGTGGTAAAAAAATTGATAAGTCTAGAGAAATACTTGAACCACAAGTTTATCCAACTTCAAAAATTATTGGTGATTTTACAACTTCATCAGGAGAAGGAAACACTAATGGAATATTTGTAGATGATGCAGAAGTATTTTTCTATGAAAAAGGTGAACACTTAAGTGCAAGTAATCCAGATGAAAGTGATGGTGATTATAATCTCCAATACAATACAGTTGATGCTTTGGTAATGTCTGGTGAAATTAATGTTGGTGCATCTGCAACAGCAATTATATCGTCTAGCGGAACTGTATCATCATTTGATATTACAAACGCAGGAAGTGGATATGCTAACGCAACTATTAAAGTTAGTTCACCACCAGTAATAGGTGTTGGTATTGGCACGACAGCAACTGCGAGTGCTACAATTAGTAACGGATCTATTACTGCAATATCAATAACTAATCCTGGTTTAGGTTATTCTGCCTTTACACCTCCACAGGTAATTATCGATTTACCAGAATTTAAGACCGAGAAAATAACATCAATCGATAATGTTGAGGGATTTACTGGTATCATAACTGGTATTAGCACAGTGACTGTCAGTGGACAATCAGCACTTAAGTTCTTCTTTAGAGCAGATAAAGCTGCTAATTCATTATTAGCTGGATACCCAGTGTTTATAAAAGATACAACAGTTGGAACTGGTGTCATATCTGTTGACACACACAATTCTTCCATAGTTGGTATTGGGTCAACTTTCTTGGATAATATTTACAAAGTTCATAATGTTCAAACATTAGGCGAGAATGGTGAAATAACATGTAATATTCAAAATGGACAAACCACTGGTGTAGGAGTTGGACTTACTGGAAACTTTAACAGTAGTAATCCTGGTATCGCTACACATCTAGGTCGAATTAGTTGGGGTAGACTATATAATCTATCTCGAAATAGTAATCCTATTTCAATAGGAGTGACTGGATTAACTGTCAATACAGGTTTGACAACTTTCCCAACTATTCAAAGAAAGAATTACACTGTAGGGTCTCTGAGGGGTCTTAGATCATCAGGTGCAATCAGAGTCTTTGGAATTTGATTACATTACCTCTATAAATAAAAGGAAAAGAAAAGTTTAGATACAATGTCAGCGATTATTACTGATCAATTTAGAATATTAAACGCTAACAATTTTGTTGAATCAGTAGAAAACACAAATAATTCATATTATGTTTTCATTGGATTACCTAACCCAGCTGGTACATCAACATTAGTTGGATATGGTAGATCTTCTGATTGGAATTCTAGTACACCTGCACCAACAGATAGTTTTTCCTATCGTTCACATACAGGTGATACAATGATGTTTGGTAAAAAAATATCATCTGCAAATATAAGAAGAATTATAAGAAGAGTTGACTGGGTAGCAGGAAGTAGATATGAAATTTATAGAGATGATTATAGTGTAGAAAATCCAAGTCCATTAACA